CTTTGTAACGAGGTTTTGAACTTCACCCTTAAGCACTTCATCAACTTTATTATCTAAATTATCTTTAGATGCTTTCCCTGCTTTTTCAATTTTTTCATCAATTAAATCAGCTAGTTTATTGAGATGCTCTTGAGTATTTTCATCAATATTACTCATGTTTATTTATTTAAACGGTTATACAAAAAATTAAACACTTCGTCGCTTGTTTTCTCATTTTTCGGCAAAGTGACTTCACTAGTCGGCTTTGTGAAAGTTATATCAGATTTCAAACATTGAAGTTGGTATTCAATAGCATACCCTAAATCATCTGAGATGTTACCATCTTTTAATAATTTATTTAATGCATCAAATTTCTTATTTATATCTTCTTGTTTTTTTTCTTGACTTTTTACGTCATTAATCATTGCTTGGTCATTTGCGGCAATGGTAACAGCAGATATCTCGTAAAGTTTTACCTCTTTAATATATCTTGTTTTTTCCTCTTCACTATAATCCTTAACGATTGGCATAATACCAACACTATTTTCTGTTATTACACCATATTTTATTAATTCTATTACATCTTTTCCTAATGTTGTTTTTGGTACCTCTGCAGTAAATGCAAGACCTTTTTCATCTTCATATAATTCTGACATTTTACCTATTGGTTTTGTAATGTCATGTTGATAAATATATTTTACCCTTTCACCATTTTCTTGTATTGTTTTTGTATATGCCCCTCTCATTATTACATCATCATCACTATCTCTATTGCCAAAAACAGAACCGTAGCCCTTGACTACGCCTGCTTTTTCATCTAAATCACCTATCGGTGCCTGTTTGTATAAAATCATAACGTTATTTTTAAATTCAAAAATAGTATATTTTTTTAATATTTTTTTTTAATTACCATTAAAGAGATATTCAGAGCGTTTTGGTATAGGTGCAACATAACAAGAGCAGTTAATAACTTCACTTGCAGGGCCCTGTCCTGCATATGGTAAAATATTACCTGTAACTGGATTTACAAAAGAATCTGTGAATGGTATTGGTTCTTCTCTATCTAGTGCTACATGACCCTCTCTATGGTCTACACTACCACCTAATATCCATTTTTTTACCATTTGTTCTGGTTTCATTACAGATAATGCACCTTGATTTACACCTAGATTAGATGCAAGTGTTGTTTCTGTTTTTACAATACGCCTTGCTTCCCAAATGGCTCTTTTGTCTAGCTGTTTGTGTAATCTTCTAGATTTACCTTCAAATGAATCTTTGACAAAATCTTCATCTTGTAACATCTTAGAAAAAATTTTTTCTACTGATTTAATTGATGTAGCCTGTACAGATGTTTGTTTATTAAATGTGCTATTAATTGCATAATTTCTAAAAAATGTATCAACAACATTATCGGTTTCTTCTTGTTTACCAATAAATGTTTCATAATTTTTTTTGTACCAATTGTAAAAAGTTAATCCTGTGCCAGTATAAATATCAATATAAAGTTTCTGTACTGCATTTTTCTGAAAGAATATTTCATATGCTTCCTTATCTTTCAATCCATTTTTTAAAAAATCATCAATACAAGCATCATATCCTGTTCTGTAATATTTCTTAGATATTGTAAAATTTTTTCTTTGTGATTGTCTATATAATTTTGAATATCCTTTTTTGAAAGCTAGAATAAATTTTTTCAAAGAAAAATTATATTCTTTGTTAAGATTCGAAGAAGGCATTATTCCTCTATTTGTTTCAGTTTTCTTTCAGACCAATTTAACATTGCATCACCACCCCACAGATTATAGCTGATTGTACCACATACAGGTTTATCATCTTTTTCATAATTACCTGTATCATATGCCTTTGCACGAGATAAATAACTATAAACCCTTTTTAAAACAGATAGAGAAAAAGACCTATTTGCCACAATATCTTGTGCTCTCTGTTTTCCAACAGCTGTTGCACATGCATTATTATGCTTCTTATTTATTTTTATTGCCCTTTCAGCATTTGCTATTGCTTTTTTTGGATAACCTCCATATGTTTCTTGTTTTTCTGTACCAAGAGCATCTTCAAGTTCATTCATATCTCTACAAGGCATGTAAACAGTACCATCTTCTGTATTATGACTATGTGTAAGTGTACATCCAATCTCTCTAGCCCTATCCATGGCCTCATCAGGCGTATCATATACCTCATCTTGTAATTGTTTAGAGTATCTTCTTTCCTCTTCTTCATCATGATATGACTTTCCTTTAGAACTTAATGGATGACCTTCAGGAAATAAATCTGTATCATGTTTTCCACTTCTAAACTTACCATTTTTCAAAGCATAAATGTAAGAATTTACGCGCGCCATTGCCCATTGCTGTTCACTTGATACAGTAGGTCTGACTGATTGTGGATTAGTCCTGTATGCACCAATACCTCTTTTATATACTGCAAATAAAGTTCTTACGTTTGTTTTCTTAGTCTTGCTTCTAACACTTTCATTATGGTCATCTGCTTTTTTCTTTAGTGCTTTTCTTAATCTTTCATTTATTTCTTGTTTTTCTTCTACTGCACTTTCAAAAAAGTTTTTTTCAGAACCTAAGTCTAAATCAGATATTGGTATAAATGCACTTGGAACAAGATAATCGTTCATTATATCTAAATCTTCATCTAGACCATAACCCATTGCCATTCTTTTCTCATTACTTGAAAGCCAATATGATTGACTTAATTGTGCAACAATCTTTTCTTGTTCTTGTTGTAGTTCTGAAATAGAAGAGTAATCAAAATCTAAAAATAAATTTTCTCCATATAGAGGTACTAACCATCTATTTAATTCATCTCTTAATTTATCAAGTTCAGGAATTACACAATTTTGATACAATGCTTTTTTTGCCTCTCTCATATTGTTATATGTAGAGGATTCAGTATTATTTAATAATTGTACAGGCACACTAAATATGTTACAAAGGTCTTTGATACTTGCGTTATATGTTTCAATTAATTGTAAATCTCCTGCACTTAATCCAAAATTTGTCCATGATAATTTTTTTGGTGTTACGATAACGTCTCCTGCATTATGTGAACCTTGGTAATTTCTTCTAAAAGCATCTTTTAATTGTTGTGCTTGTGTAGGTGTAAGTGATTCATCTTCACTTGTCAAAATACCTCTTGCTGTTTGATTCTGTAAATATTTTAATCCTGTTTCGACAGCCTCGTTATTACTTGTCATAGAACGCAAACCACTTAATAAAGGAGATTGGCCATATAAATGTGAGCCACTTCCATCATAATCAGGATTAAAATCAGCAATATGTAATACATCAGATGCATCTATATCATACTGATTTCTACCATAGTTCATACAGTATTTCGCAACTGGTTCGAATATACCATTGCTTTTTATATCTACTAAATGACTTGGAAGTGCATATAATTCATTAAATATTTTATTGTCTCTACTTTCAGGACCAATACCATAAATAAATCTATTACCTGTTAATTTACCAAATGCAATTACCTCTGTCATCCATGTTGCATAACTCTGTGCAGGATTAGGTCTGTCTAATAAATCATGCAAGGGTGTGTGTTCTGTCTTTACAAGTGCATGTTTTTTTATCATATTTGCCTTTATCAAAGAATCATCATTGACTATACCTGATGTTAAGGCTTTATATTGTTTTAAAGAATCTTCATCTCTTTTTTCATAAATAATATAAGGTACAGCAACTGCTGTTTTAGTTATAAGATTTACTATTGAATAAATTGTAGGGTTTTTCTGATAACCTTTTCTAATATAATTATCGTCATTTTCATTATTTGATATATTGCCATTACCCATGTAAGAATAAATTGCTCTGTTATATTCAGGATTTGTATTCTGTGAAAATGCTTTTAATGCAGATTGTATTCTTTGATAAAATGTAGGCATATATTTTTTTTTGTAAAGTTATATAAAATAAATAATTTTTTTAATACACAAAAAATTCGGTCTTGTTGCTGTATCTTGTATATATACCATAACGTAAAGCATCCATCGTGTGATTAAATTTATCTCTTGGTTTATTTGTTTTAGTTCCGTCTTTTAATTCTTCCCATATATAAAACTGATATTCATGTTTAATATTTTTAGAACAATTAGAAACAAATATATCAAATTCTTTTATGAGAGAAATACCAGCACTTACACTTCCTTGTCCTTTCACACTTGGTTTTGCTAATATTCCTGATTGTCTAAGCTCTTCAATAGATTTTGGTTCTGCTGAATCACAGTAAACAATACAATCTTGATAATTATTTGCTTTAATAAAATCCGCTATATCTTGATTAGTCATGCCAGTTTTATAGCAAATTTCTTTGACATATATTTTATCATTGACCTTTCTTATTTCAACTATGGCTGTAGGGTCATTTGAATAACCCCAATCTAAACCCATAAATACATCATCATTTTCAGGAAAATCAGAATAATTAATAAATGACCAATTATTAAATATCATACCCTCAGAAAATGTTGCCTTTTCACCAAGACCATATACACGCCAATATTGTTCATCTCTGTTTTTTAATCTTTCTATTTCATCAACAATTTCTTTTTCTAGAAATGCATTGTCTTTGTATGTAGATATAAATGTTTCTGCATCTTCTCTTTCCATTAATTCATCATATATCCAATGAATAGGGTCAGACGGATTAAAATCAAGTATGACTTCTCCTGTTGTCCTCATTATGAGCTGTCTAAAATCTTCGTATGTTAATTCATTTGCTTCGTTAATAAATAATATATTTCTTTTTCTTCCTCTGATTTTTTGTGGTTCATCTACACTGATAAACTCTACCTTATGTTGATTGAAATAGTAAATCATTTCACTTTTATTTAGATAACCATTATACAGTATACCAACACCTTCAAGTATGCCCATAAAATCTCTAAAGACAGATGCCCTTACTGCAGGTAAGGTCTTTCTAGCGATTGTTATAGTTTGTGGTTTTTTGATATCTAACATTAAATGTATCAGATATTGACATATTGCATACGTTTTTCCTGACCTTGTACCACCCTGAAATATTTTAATTCTTTTTTTGCTGTTAAGACATTGATAGAATTGTACATTACATTTTATTTTTTTGACGGTTGCCATTGTATGATTTCAGTTTTTACATCACCAGAATGTGATATTTCTTGCCTCTCTACATACCCTCTGTCTTTAGCTTTGGTTTTTAGATAAAATATAGTTGCAGTTGGATTACCATCTTGTATCTGTTTAAATAATTGACTTTCTGCAAAATCTTTTGCTACATTACTTAAATCATCTACCTGTTTTTTAAATTCTTTGTCATCTTTATAATACCTATAAAATGTTGTTCTATCTATTCCAACTTGCTTACAGGCAGTTGTAACAACCCCTAAAGATTTTTCTAAGGATTCTAATAATGCTTTTTTAGTATGTTGTATTTTGTTGTTTTTCATACATCAAAATTATAATTATTTTTTAAAAGTCTCATCAATTATACGTGGAACTGTGTTGTTCCAGTTGATTCTATGATGTAATCGTGGATGTATTGTACCAACTAAAGATACCCTTACACTTGACGGATTAAATATAAGTGTATAAAACGATTTAACATATGTACCACCATCAAGGTAAAATTCTGTCAGACCACCAGTATTTTGTTGTGTTTGTAATTGATTTAATCTTAATTCACAAATGGTTAAAAATAAATCACCCTTTGAACCAAAATGTACGTATGTG